TTTCTATATTCGTAAGGTGTGAAGAAAGTCCAAACCGCTGTATCCGAACCAGTAGGGACGGTTTCTATCACAGCTCCAGTATCTCTTAAAAACCCAACCGTTGTGTTAGTATCTACGCTTATGCTGTCAACAATATAAATAACATTATTACCTGCAAATTTAGCTCTCTGCCCGACCTCCACAGCACCTAAATCATTACCACCAAATACGACTGTTAAAACATTTGCTATCACAGAGGCACTCGTGGCGGTGTCGGAGTCAGTATTTGTTTTGGATTGAACATAATACATAGTGTAGTTGTCTTCCACGACAACTGTCGGTGAGGTCAAACTTTCTGTCGTAGAATTAAGTATTATTCCCTCATTTGTCCAAGTAACCCCGTCAGATGAACTAAACCCTTTTAGCCAAAACTCGCTACCATCTGTTTTGGATTCTCTGTAATATACCCACAACTTTTTATCTAAGCCATAAAATATACAAGGATCGGAGTTAAAAAGAGTTCCACCCGGGTCAGGAGCAAGAGGGTTTGTAAGTCCAGCAGGGACAACCCAAGTCTGCCCGTCATTGCTGGCTATTACAGATGGATTTTCGTAGTCATTATTCCCCGCAGGATAAGGAGTCATCGCCATCCAATAAGTGTAACCGTTTAATCCCTCGGGGATATAAACCATAGACGGGTGAACCATCTCTCCCGATGAATCATAAGTTGGAGTTGTTAAATAAGTGTCAGCATTGATAGCTCTGGCTTCGGGCATACGAGCCATATCTGATATTCTCGTATCTATCGAGCCAGTAGTGTCGTTATATGATAAACCTCTGCCGACAGCATTGCCGACAGCGTCTTGAGCCATTTCATCGGTGTATGTTACACCCGACTCATAATAGTCAAATTTTCCCGTAAATGGATTAAACGAATAAGGCATTTTATGTCCTCGCTACATTTGATATGGTTGACTTGGCACTAGAAGTAAAAGTAACAGTAACTGTTGCTACCAAAGTTCCGCTAGATCCTCCTGTTTTATAAGTCCATATATCTTCTAATGTGGTCTGTGTTAGAGCAATATAATCAAATGATTCGGGAACTAAACCAGCGACTTGAACACTACCTGATATAGTTGCATTCACTAAAAGACGACTCGTCACTGAATCTGCTAATAATTCTATCAACTCATTACTTGCGTTGGATTTGGCTAATAAAGCTGCTACTCTGTTTTGATCACGTTTAGCATCAGACATTTTGTCCTTTCTATTAAACGCTTATAGCAGTGAGTATATTATATCACATATTGAGGTTGGTTTTTAGTATTTGCTCTCTGTCTGTTAGTCTGATTTCTCTGACATTCAAGTCTTTTTCTTTTTTTGTTAGAGCAAACCATTTTGTATCGATCTCTTTGGACTTTTTGCTCAGTCTGACTTCTAGTTTTTTAAACACCATACTCTTAAAAGTCAGGTCGTCAACTGTTTGATTAACAATTTTTTCTTTTTCTTCAATCTCTTTTTTTGTCATGTCAATATCCGACAATTTTTTCTGCATTTCTTTTGTGATTTGTTCTTGTTTGTCAAGTTCTTTTTCTAAAACAGAATTGGTATGTTTTAATTCAGAGTATTTTTCTAGTAAAGCATTTTCATCTTCTTCTAATTTAATTTCATAAGCGTCTAATCTTTCTTCTCTGGTATTCAAAACTTGTTCTTTTGCGTCTATTTGCCCCTGTAAGCCCTCCAGACGAGTTTTTCGTTCTCTTAGCGACAATTCCCTTGTTTCCATATTCTTTTTCAAATCAAACTCTTTTGTTTGGAAATCTTTCGACAATTTATCTCTCTCGTCGTCAATTTCAAACTTTAATTTGATGTTTTCCTTAATTTTTCTGTCTTGTTCAAGTTTCAGTTTTTCATAATCTGACTTTTCTTTGATTTTTCTTTTGTTAAGGTCGTTTATTTCTTTGATCAAAGAGTTTTTTTGATTTTTTAATCTTGGAATTTCAGAATCCAACTCATCTTTTGATTTTTTGAGGTCGTCAATAGTTTTTACAAATTCCTGCGAAGCTTTTACAAAGTCCATTTTAACCTTGAAAGGCTAGTATTTTATTTTTTAAAGTCTCAGCGTTGTCTTTAATGTCAAACTTAATTCCCAATTCGGCACACTGTTTCATTAAGTCTGGACGAGAATATTTGGTCTCTCCGCTTGCACCAGATACAGTTTCATCATCTTTAACCTGCTTTAAAATGTCATCAACATTGGTATCTTCTGTTTCTTTCATATTTCCGTATAAAGGATTTACAACTTCCCCAGCGTCAACCGATCGCTCTTCGTTTAATTCTTCTACTCTGTTTGCTAGTTTATCAACTTCGTTTTCGTCTTGAATCTCAAAATACTCTGTATCAATTATAATCTTCTCGATCATTTTAGGTCTTTCAATCGGATTTGAGACGAGGTTTTTTCTTCCAGTTTCGGCTTCCATCTTCATCAACATATGATCTGCCAAATGTTTAGCAAACAACTCTGCAACAAATCTTGGGAATCTTCTAGTTTCGCCTGGTTTAATCTTAAAAAACTTACCAGCATATCTTATCTCAAAAGACTCTGCGTGATTAAATGTGTAGGGCTTTTGATTCTCTCTCTCTTTAGTGCGACCTTCGGCATCTCGATAGGGTTCTCGGACTAAAATCGTGTCCGAGGTAACATCATCACAATTAACGTCGATATTCATCACTGTGAGAATATCATTCTCATTTGTTCTAGGCACTTGAAGCTCCTTTGTTAAATTATATTTAAGTTGTGGTTATTGCGACATCTGCGTCAGATGAGATTGGTCTCCATATACAGTAAAAATCTAATTCTCCAGCGGTAATATTGGCAGTTCCGACTGTAAGTATAATGTCATTCCCGTAAAGCAAGTATTCTGGTAAGTTTCCTGCAGCTGCCGTTTCACCTCCAGCTATAATATATGTTGAATTTGCAGCGTCATTAACCCATATTTGACCAGCGTCAATTTGAGTTGCGGTTTCCTGTGGTAAAAATATAGCAGTATCTCCTGTAATTCCAACTTCTATTGTGGCTGAATTTCCTACTAGACTTATAGTAGGACATACAGCTATAACTTGTGCATAAACCAGTCCTGTAACTGTAAATATGGCAGTACCATCTAAAGCACCATCTGCGTCACCCCAAGCGTCTGTTGTACCTCCTGTAAAAGTAACTGTTCTTTTGGTAATAATACCGTCAGTAGTGATCGGAACTCTGTTTGCGTCACGATAGAACGATGATTGTGTATTCATAATGTCCTTGGTTATTTAATTACATTATACCATATTTATAAAACAAAAAACCACTCCCGAAGAAGTGGCTTCTTGTTTAACGCTATTATGAGTTAGCGTGGACTACTAAAACACCTTGGTCGTTAGTATCAGGAGTTCCGTTGTTAGTATATACGTTTGCAACTGTGCTACAAAGATCAGTGCAACCTATCCACCAACAGTTATCCATAACAATCACACCATTTACCGAGACAGGGTCAGTAATACCAACTGTCATCGTAGTAGTTCCACCACGAGTGTTTAGGAACAAACAATCTCTGAACAAGGTGTAAACTTCTGACGAATAAGCACCTGTGAACAGAACGAATCTAACACCAGCGTCATCGGTTACTGTCGTAAAGATACAATCGTTAAATTGTGTTCTTGCACAAGCAGTATTTCCAATTAACTCTACCAAAGCGTTAGCAGCCGAATTCAATACTGTATCTATACCGAACATACAATTATTGAAGTGAGTATCGTCAACATCGGTAATAACAACACATCTACCAGCAGTGTCATTTCCAGTTGTTGTATTAGCAATACCTGCAAAATGAACATAGTTGAAGGTATTGTAAGCTGCTGAAATATTTACCAATACATTAATATCGTTTGGTTGGTAAATCATAAAGTTGGTAAATGAACAGTTTGTAGCTGAAACCGTAAAGCTAGGAGTAGTTGCTGTTGAGGCAAAACTAATACCGGCTCTGTTCCAACCTTTTCTCAAAGGACCATTTCCAACGATGTGGGTTCTTCTCTTATCCCAAGTTATCGAGGCAGCTTCAGAAGTTCTACCTGTTGAACTTGATGGAGCGATAACACAAACATCATCATTATCGGCAACCATAGCTGCGTAAGCTTCGGCTACTGTTTTGAATGCGTCCTCTTGTGATCTTCCACCACCACTTGATGTAACGCCTGGATCAACATAGAATACATTACCAACACTTGGTAAACCTATCATACCTGCTATATCTTCGGGCATAATCTTAGCTCCATATTTTAGAGCTGGGATATAATCTCTTGCTTTCATAATTAACCTTTCTTATTAAATTCTTCTACTAAATATCTATCTGGGTGATCTTCTTGTTCTTCTTTGGCTAGCCAATTTATGTCGTAGCCCTTATAGAAATGAACTAAACCATCTTTTGTTTTCTTTGACTTTTTCTCTTTTACTTCTTCTGCTACTTCTTCAATCTCCTCAACAGGAGCAATTTCTTCAACAATTTCTTCTTTTTTCATATTGCCTTTCTTATTAAAGAAGCCTCTAGTAAAAGAGGCTTCTCTTTTAACTACGCTTTTGAACCCACCTGAATAGACCCTTTCGAGTGTCCTCGTCATCGGTGGTAGTTATATTTAATTGTTATTTTCTGCAACCGCCTTTTTTCTTGCCCATCTTAGTCAATCATCAAGAATATTGGGTGTGCATAACTTGCTGCACCTGGATGCCAGAATGCTCTACCAACTAGAGGATTTACAACATAGTCAGCCTCTACGATAACATCCAAAGCACCTGCAACTGAACCGTCGTTTTCTGCACCAGCACCAGCAGGGATTGTACCATCTGCAAATACTCCGCAAACACCACGAGTCTGTAGCCAACAATAGTCATTGTCAGCAGTTACATCTACTAGAGGTACTCCAGCAGGTTGTAGGGTGGCAGTAGCGGTCTTTTTAACATCCATATAGAGGTTCTTAACCAAGTCTAGTTTGGAGGTTGTATCAAGAGCGACCTTTATCGGACCGTCGATATAGACAGTGGAAGCTCCGCCTGAAGTCAAAGCAGCCATACTTTTAATCTTGTATGTCTGACCAATACCAGTTCCGTAAGAGATAATCGCATATCCCTCATCATAATCACCAGCAGTTGTAGTTGTGGCAGCATTTGTAAATAGGATTTTGTTATCTCCTATTGCTCCAGAAGTTACAGCCATTGAGATTTCTGCAACAATATCGTCTTGAACTGCCAAATATCCAGCAGTTAGAGCCTCGCCAGCTTTTGCGAATCTGAAGATTCTATCGCTGGTGACAACTTTTTCTCCAATATTGTGCGTAGCCTCTGCTTCAGTCCTTATTGTGTAAGGGTTGAAATCGAGGATTGTTGCTTGAGATTCAAGTTTCATAATATCCTTTCTTTTTAAGTTAATTATACTCCAGTAACGCCAGTCAAACGACCGTTTCTTCGTGGCTGCCAGCTAACCATATTACCCAAAAGGATAATGTCAGCGATTGAACCGAATTGATTTGTCGGAGTGTTGAACCCAGACCAGTTGAAGCCAGAGAATTGACTCATTGGGCTTTCCTCGTAAAGACCTTCAATGGTTTCAGAACCAAGAGAAATCTTTTTGTAGGAAGTAGCTTTTGAAGCATCCCAACCGTACCAGTCAATCCAGTTTTCGTTTAACATAAAGATATTTTGAGCTGTGCATTTTTCGTCACGAACCCAAGGAATACCCTTGTATGTTACAGCTGCAAAACCTTGTGTACCAACTAGACCTTCGCCTTGACCTCTTACAGCACCGCCAGTAACACCGACTTTGTAATAGCCCATCATCGAGTATTGCTCACGAACGATAGGAGTCAAAAGTTGCTCGTACAAATCCCATACAACCTCGTTAGAGATTATGATGGTTGGAGTGGACATTGAAGTACCACTAGAAACGTTTGAATAAAGAGTTGCCAATTTATTCAAAGTCAAAGTTCCGCCAGAAGCAGTTCTGGTAGCATTAAGAACCGAGTAGGTTGATCTTGATAGACCACCGATTGTTGATACATCAGTTGCATCGTCAACGATTGCACCGATTCCGATGAAATCTTTGTTGTTGTTTCCTGTACCAGTACCATAAACCAAAGTCCCGAGCTGATCCATAAGCTCTTGCTGTGTCTCTTCTAGAGCTTCTTTAACTAAATCTGTTACCTGAGTTTCAGGTACTTGATTCGCTACAGCTTCCATACCTGAGATGGCGATAGGCTGTCTGTAGGCTCTCATATCATAAGACATACGAACCTTAGTGTCCAACTGCGAAGCCGAGAAAGTATCCAAACCTGCGAACGATGTACCTGTTCCAGAGTTTGTGTACTTAATAGCTTTCTTAATGCTCTCACCCTTACCCTGTTTTGCCTGTCCGATGATACGGAAAGACAAAATGTTTCCACCCAAAGAGTTGTCAACAACCTTTGGAAGCAAAGCGTCTTGCGTTAGTGCAAGGACTCTTTCTGAGAATGTCATCCTTTTCCTTTCTTTTACTAATAAAAAGCAATCTCTCGACTGCTCTTTATAGGCGTTCTAATTTAAGTGTAATACTATTTACGCATTTGTCAACTATTCGTTCATAGAACGTGCAATTAAAGTGTCCATTGAACTATTGTGTATGTCTTTGTAGGTTATTTTTGAACCGCCCGAACCAGACTGAGCCGAACTTGATCCAACAGGAGCGGTCTTGCCCTCTGGTTTGTAATCTGATTTTATCCATTCGCCAGTTCTAGAATCAAATGTCCTGCCTGTTTCTTTCATTATGCTGACAGTTTTACCAACTTTGATAAGGTCAATCGTTCCCAGACTTGCAGCCAATCCAAATACTGATTTTTTATCTTCTTCTGTAATTACTTTATCTTTAATAAGAGTTTCAATCTGATCGTCAAGGTCTTTATCTACCTTTTTTCTGTATTCTTCCATTTCCTTGGCTTTGGCTTCTTTTTCAGCTTCTTTTCTCTCATAGACAGATTCGGCAGTTTCTTCGGCTTTTTTAGGAATATCGTCCCAAGTGTTTGGTTTCCAACCTGACTCTGGTTCTGTCTCTGGCTCTGGTGTGCCTTGTGTTGAGATGTCATCTAGCTTTGAATTTATCCCCGACACGGCTTCGTTCAACTTTTCGATAGAATCCTTGACAGGGGCTAACTCATCTTCTTTTTGTTCTGGCTCTTTGATAGGCTCTTCCATTTGTACCTTTCTTTAATTTGTTATATTTTGTGTCAAACTTTGTTTTAACTGTTGAATATATGATCTAAACTTCATTTGAATTTCTGGTTGAAGTTGGTCAAATTGACCGCTGGAAACAAAACTTGCAAACACTCCTGCATACGCTTCATCTGGTTGTAGGTTTGGTTGTACTTCTTGACCGCTTATAATCGCCTGTATATCTTGTTCTGCTTTGGCTTGACCGTCTCCTGATTCTTCTGGTGTCTGTGTTTCCTCTGGTATATTTTCTACTCCTATCTCTTCCATATATGTAGCGTAAGCGTCATTAGCACCATTTAGGAATTTTAATAGTCTTGTCGTTCTCTCTTTTGGATTTGGAACATCTAAATCTTCGAATAAGGATAAAGGATCAATGGCTTTCTGTCCCATTAAAGCGATGGCGTCGGCTTTTCTTTGTCCTTTATCAACAGTGTTGGCTTTGACGTGTAATGCAATACCATCTTCAATTTTATCTTGGGTGAGTTCAATTTCAACAAATTCTCCATCTTTCCCCATATTTCTAGCGTAATGAGGAGTATCATACATCAATTTGATCATCTGAATTGACCAACAAGCCATTTCATATACAACACGATTTATGACTATGTTTACAATATCATCTGAAATAGTGAGGTCTCCCTCTCTGGTGATTTGTTTGGATATACCAGACTCTCCGCCTGTTGACTCGCCTCTTGTTTGGGCGTGAGTAGCAAACTTTCCGTCAACCTGTCCTCTGTTGCCAATCATATCTTGATAAAGTATTGGGTTTGGAGGGGTTGCTTGTAGTGTTGTAATGGCTTTATTTACGTCGTCAGCACCCTCTAGCCAGATTGACTCGTTGGGATCGTTGGATATTTCGGACGCTTGTTCTTTGGTTATATATACTCCTGCAAAGGCTTTTTTAGGTACAGCATTGTCAGCTATCTCTGTAATTTGTCGCCCTCTTTTGTTGATGGTTCTTTGTAGGGATATGGCTTGCTCAATCGGAGTCGTATCGTCCAAGGGGTTTTTTCCTGTATTTATATGAGAGAATAAAATATATGGCTTTCTTGGTCTCTCAAAGAAATTCATATATACATCTCTTATAATGGGTTGACCATTAAGATTGTCGGATTTTTGTTTCCCTTTCCAATCGTAATAAGGGTTTTTCATTTTACCAAGAACTATGTCCTTATACACCCAAGCCACGCCCTCTTGAGTTTTACCCTCGGTGTCGTACCAAGTGAACCATATCTCTTTATATCTTATCTTTGAAATGGCTCTGCGACTTGTTATATTAATATATCCCAACTCCTTGATAAGTTCGTCTCTTTTGGAGGGGAATTTACTGAGTGTTATTCCTAGGGGTTCTTCAATATATTCATATATATACTCCATATTGTCAGTTGTAAAGCCGTCCTCTGGAATTGTGGCGTTGTGGTCAAAACCTACTTTTTTAGGGTCAACTAGTTCAAATAAATAATCTCCTTCGTCTCCCTTGTTTTGATCCCATCGACACTTTAATACGCCTATTTTATTGATGTGGTTGTGTCTAAGGCCACTCTTAACAAGTCTTTTAGTCTGGTCGTTGTCAATGGTAATATTAAGAGATTTATTTAATTCCTCGGCGAGTTTCTTTGATTGCTCTGAGTCAGAGCCAGGGCAAACCATAATGTCGGGCAATCTCCCAGCAGCTATGGAAATTCTAGTCTCTGTATTTTGCCAGATAATGTTATCTTTGTATGGGACTTGCCAATCTTCAAATTTAGATTCGTCAAAATGGTTTCCTATCCAAAAATCCATATTTTGTTTTCTTATTTTGGATAGACCTATTTTGTCGTAGTACTGTTCAGATTCTTTAATCTTCCTATCTATAACCGCCAGAAACTCATCGTCTTTAATATCTAAAGTTAAAGACTCGTTTTGGCTGATGGGTTCTTCTATCATTAGATTTTGATTTTCTTCATTCATTATGATATCCAATATAAAGTTTTACATCTTGAAGTGATCGGGTAACCGTTTTTGTCCTCTGTAATTGTTCCGTTACATTGTACCACAATAGTACTGCCTTTTTTGGTACTTTCGTTCTCGGCTGGAAATAATATCTTTGTCAGACCGTAGTATTTAAAAACAACTTTTCCACATACCGAACAATGGAACTTTTTAAGTATGTGTTCATGTTCTTTTGAGTCGTCCAAACAAACATATATATGAGGTTGTGTCCCTGTTTGTAATCTGCTTGGTTGCATAGTTGTATTATATCATAATTTAACTGACTTCCCAATGTTTGTGTTTAGACTTCATCTGTTTTTTTATTTCTTTTAGAAAATCTGGACCAACATACGAACCCCCAGAATCGGCTGTAAAGACTGTTTTCTCTTGTTTCAAAGAACGGGGGCTGACAGCACCAGAATTTACCTTATATTTGCTTTGGAGGGTCATTAAACCCATTGAAAGGGCGTCATATGCGTGGTCATCTCCGCTTGAATCAATATCTTCAACGTTTTTCTCGTCATATACCAGTAAGGGCAAAGTCTCAATAAGTTTTTTACATTTGGGGTGGACTTGTAAATATGGTGTCCCATCGGAAGCGTCTGACAAGAATTGATGTGTCAAGGATACTCTGTTGTTTCTTGCTCCCTTTGACATTGTATCGCCAGGTATAATCTTGGTTTTGAGTTTTCTAGCAAATATTTCTGCGATTGATTTATTGCCGTGGGGAGTTGCAAAGCAATCGTGCGGAAGTACCATAAACTTGGTCTCTTCAAAGTCTGTAAACATTGCTAGTTGATCAGCCCATTGTTCGGGAGTTTTTTCGTTCTGGTATAACTCACGATATAAATATATTCTTGATACTCCGTACCTGTTTTCTGGTGTCAAAGCCAACCAGTGGGCACAGCCAGGGGCGTTATATCCCCAGTCAAATGTAATTATCTTGGTACATTGTTCAAGTCTAAATTCAAATCTATCTGTAACGTGTTTGTCGTATCGCCACTCTTTAAAGGCTTGACCTGCAAACACGTCCCACGATCCCAACCGCCAAGCTTTCCACAATTCAAAGTCAACACTCTTCAAGCCTTCAAGCATTCTCATATATCCAGGGTCTCTTGATAACAGAATAGGGTTGTCATCTACTTTTGCAGGTACAAAAATCCTTGATAAGCCAGTTGAGGGTTCAATGTAGGTATTCCCTATTAGACCTTGTTTTTGATTACCTGTAATATCTTTGTAGTCATACGAGTGCATATCGGCAGTATCTATGAATCTTTTTTTAACCCAACCGTGACCAAGACCGCCAGGGTTTGTCGTTAAAAAGACGTGAGGTTTCAAGTTTTCTACAGTGGAACGGCAAGAAGCCAGTAATTGTAAGTATGCTTTTTCTGTCGGGATTTGTGTTAACTCTTCAATAACTATTCTTTGGTATTCGTGTCCTTGATATTTAGTATAAGCGTTTTCGTCTTTTAAGTGTCCTAGTTTAAATCTAGCTCCAGATGGGAATCGTATTATACCAGGGTGTCCCACTAATTCCGCCCCTAGAGATTTATACATTCTTTGTGCTCTATCTCTCCAGTCTGACAGGTCATCTGCGTTTTTACGGATAATAAGTGTTCTAAGGAGGGGATTTTCAACGTCGTCAGTAGCCCATACTAGACCAGCATCGGTTTTACCGCCACCTCTAGCTCCACCATACAGAATTTCAAACTCTATTCTTTTTAGGGCTTCTTCTTGTGGACCAGGATTTGGTTTCCATATGCTCATTCTTGTATAAATGGTTCGAGGCTTTTCATATCTAAGGTTGATAGTTTAACATCCTTAAAGTGTTCGAGTTTAATCTTGTTATCAAACTTGATGTCTTGATCTAACAATTCGTTGTACTCTTTTCGAAATACTTCAATATTTTTTTTATCTACTTTTGTAACACCGTCTTTTTGTTTAGTGCCATACTTTTCGATCATTTTGTTTCGCAACTTCTCAATTCTCTCAAACTCATTTATTATGTGTCTGCTTTCCTTTTCTATCCAATAAGCGTCCTTTGCTTCCAATTCTTGCAAAGCCACCTTGTCTAGAGCATTCATAGCCTCAACGAAATTTAACAGTTTCATTTTTTCCTTTCTTTATTATATTTTTTAACTGATATGACAAAAAACAATATTATTGTGATAAATGTTATTCCATATGCCACAATCTCACTAGAATAATGCCCAGATTTAACTCCTATTCCGTATCCTGTAATTAATATATCGGGATTTCCTTTGTTCACCAAAGCAGCCAAATAATGATAAAGTTCGTGCAGTAGTGTCCCAAATATAACTCCTAGAAATGCACTGATGACTAAAGATACAGTTTTCATAATTTACCTAATTATTAACTAAATAAAAATCAATTAATCCGCTTGTAAATATAATGCTAAACCATAGCATATCAATAGGATATCCGATCAAGAACCATATTATAATTGCTAAAAGTAACATTA